GACGAAAAGCTCAAGGGCTCCTTCGAGGAACGCGCAAGCATCCTTCAGAGCGCTGTCGGTGGTCCTTGGATGACAAGGAACGAGGCGAGAGCCGACAACAATATGCCCCCTGTTGATGGTGGTGATGAGATGATAGTACCGCTGAACGTGACAGAAGGCGGTCAGGCATCACCGCAGGATACCCACATGGACCCAAAAGCGGACTGCTCTTGTATTAAGTGCAAGAGCAAGCAGATACAGATTAAGGCAAAATCCTCTAAAGAAGAGGATGAGCAAATGGCCGAGATACTTCGCAAATTCTTCAAACGTCAGGCATCATCGATACTCCCGAAGATCGGAGCGGGCTCCGAGAACTGGTGGGATGAGGACAGATGGAACGGAGAACTTGCCGACGATGTTGAGCCTTTGGTTGATAAGATAGCCGACGCACACGGCAAGGACACGGCGAAGGTTCTTGGAGCCGAATACAATACCGAAATTACTCGAAAATATCTCCGGGCATTGGCTGAAGGCAGAGCAAAGGCGATAAACACCACGACTTTTCGCCAGTTAGAAGAAGCCCTTGAGGCAGAAGACGAAGAAGATGCACCGGAGCAGGTTTTTGAAACGAGAGAAAATCGAGACTCAGGCACCTTCGGACGGTCTCTCGCTACTGCTGTAGCGGGCTGGGCTGTCGCAAAAGAGGCGATAAATCAGGCGAAGAACCAAGGTATTCAGCGGAAAGTCGAGAAGGAATGGGTGACAGGCGACAACCCGAGACCGGAGCACGCCGCCATGAATGGTGAGCGGGTCCCGATTGACGACAATTTCTCGAACGGCTGCTATTGGCCGGGGGACGACAACGGGGATCCCGATACAACTTGTGGTTGTAACTGCTCTGTAGAGATCAATATTTCGTAGGAGGTAATACAATGCGACACACAAAAGAGTTTAGCGTTAAGTACAAGGATGAAGGCAACGGAAGCCTTGAAGGGTATGCCAGCACTTGGATAAAGAAGCCCGATAGTTATGGCGACATCGTAGCCGAGGGTGCCTTCAAGCAGACCCTGGCTGTGCGTTGGAATGGCGGCAAGGGCATCCCGCTGCTCTGGGCGCATCAGATGGACAAGCTTGATGCTTTTATCGGTACTGCCGATGCAGAGGAAGATGAAAAGGGCCTGCACTTCATAGCAAAGTTTGACAGCACAGACGAGGCGCAGAGAGTCAGAGAGCTCTACAAGGATGGCCGACTGAGTAAGTTCAGCTTTGCCTACGACATACTTGAGGATGGCGTGGTCACGCTTGAAGACGGCACGAAAGCGCACGAACTTCGTGCTTTGGATCTTTTTGAAATATCGTGCGTATGCGTTCCGGCAAACGACGACGCTGGATTGGTTGCGGTTAAAGCGGGCAAACGCAACAGCAAGAAGGACGAGGACGCGATAAGGCAGGCTATCACGCTTTTGCAGGGCGTGTTAGACGAAGCAGACGAGAATGACGGAAAGGACGATCCGAAGGACAACCCGGCGGGGGAGGATCCCGAGGAGAGCAATCCGGAGAAAGATCGACTGCTGGAATACATCAAACAGATGAATATGGAGGAATAAGCCATGAATTTGAAAGAAAAGCTTAAGAGCGCACAGGTTGAGCTGAAGGGTCTTCAGGCTCAGATTGAGGCCGGCGAGGCTGATGCTATCAAGAGAGCTGGAGAGCTCACAGCAGAGATTGAGAACCTTAAGGTTCAGATCGAGACTGCCGAAAAGGCAAAAGCACTTCTCTCCCAGATCGGGAATGATGAGGAAGAACAGTCTGAAGAGACTGCTGCAAAGAACATTGGCGAGAATTTCGTCAAGGCAGTAAAGAACTCCAACGCAAGCAAGGGACGCAGGTTTAGCGTTCAGGCGGCTGAGTTTAAGGCTGCTACAGACACCCAGACATCTCCTGCGGGAGCAATCGCATTCGCTACGGACCTTGACCGCAACGTCGTGACCGCTGCAAGGACAGCCCTTGTCATCCGCGACCTCTTCGGGTCTGAGACGATCAGCGGAAGTGCGCTCACTTATCTTGTTGAAGGCGCGATGGAGGGCTCTCCTGCGGTGACTGCTGAAGGCGCTGCAAAGGCACAGGTTCACTTCGCTGATCCTACGCCCAAGACGGTGTCCCTGAAGAAGATCACCGAGTTCATTAAGGAGTCTGATGAGTATATCAACGACTATCCGTTCCTTGCCTCTGCAATCAACGGAAGGCTTCTGTATGCTCTCGGACTTAAGGAGCAGACAGAACTTGTCACTGATCTCCTCGGCACATCCGGCATTCAGACAGACTCCACAAGTTGGACCGGTACAACCAAGGCTGACGAGCTTGCTGACATCATCTTCGGAGCACTCATGGATGTTCAGGAGCAGGCCGGATATGCCGCTGATGCGATTGTGGTGGCTCCCGCCACCTGGCAGCTTCTTCGCCTCGGCAAGGATAGCAACAATCAGTATTACGGCGGCGGCTACTTCGCTGACGGACAGGGTAAGCAGCTCTGGGGCGTTCCTGTAGTTGTCACGACAGCTGTAACAGGATCACAGATCGTGGTTGGCGCTTTCAAGACTTGCGGTTCTGTAGTGACCAAGGGCGGTGTGTCCGTCGAGGCTACGAATAGCAACGAGGATGACTTCATCCACAATCTTATGACGATCCGCGCCGAAGAGAGACTTGCCCTTGCAGTAAGGAGACCCGCTGGCTTCAAGCTCATAAGCAAGTGATAGGATGTCGAGCGCCCTTCGGGGCGCTCATCCTCTTGGAGGTATCAGATGAAAGAGTATGTGATAGACGGCAAGCATTACCTCTACAAGGAGGGAGAGCAGCCGATAGGTGCCGTCGAATTTAAGAAAAATGAACCAAAGGCCGAGCCCAAGGCAGAGTCTAAGGTTGAAACAAAGGTAGTTGAACCCAAGAACAAGGCAAGGGAGACAAAAAAGAAATGAGCCTGTCTACAAGCTGGGGCTACAGCCTGACGGGGGGCATCACTGTGCTCCCTGACATCATCACTGTCGAGGAATTTAATACCTATACGGCGAACAAATATGCCGGTGACTCTCGCATTGCTTCAGAGATAAGGGCGGCTTCGCTTGCGGTAAGGAACTACTGCGGCTGGCACCTGTGCCCGGAAGCAGCGTGCTCTCTGTCAGAGCGCCTGTTGTACGGTAACGGGAGGGTAAAGCGCGTCGGACATGATCTTCTGGTGCAGCTTCCGTCAAGGCACGTCACCGCAGTCAACTCGGTATTGATAAATGATACCGCGCTCACAGACTTCGATTATGACAGCGATGGGGTTGTTCATGTTTTTGACGTGCCCGCGATGGATCGCAAGAGCATTGTAACGGTCAATTACATCGCAGGGCTCTCTGATGCGCTTCTTGACTCTATCAAGGAGATCATAGTCCACAGAGTAAAGCACTCTGTATCGTCATCGGAGGGCGTGACAAGTGAAACCGCAGGCAGCATGTCAGTAACCTACAGCGCGGGCTGGGCGAACTCAGCAAGGGCATCAGCCCTTCCGGACGATAGCAAAGAAGCTCTCTCGATGTTTAAGGTTCAAGGAGTGTTCTGATGGTCAGTTTTGCGAAAAATACAGTAACAAGAATACGCGCCGGGACAATTACGGAACGCGGCACGGAATATCCCGACTGGGACAATACCGACGACATTGACATCCCAAACTGCTGTCTGACATGGCGAAGCACCGCGATGTCACAGGAAGGCAGAGTCCTCGGGATAGAAGATACCCGCGTCCTTTTTGCTCCTCTTGACGCAGACATTCAGAAAGGCGACAGGATCAAGTATCGCGGCAAGACCTACGAGATAGATGGGGATCCCAGAGATTGGGAGTCTCCCACCGGGGCAATCGACCACTACGAGATCACACTGAAGAGGTATGAAGGATGAGCGTCAAGCTTGAATTTATTTCAAAAGGCTTCAGGGATATCCTCTTTAGCCCTGGCACAAAAGAGATGCTCACAAACCTCTCCGATGACATCAGAGACCGGGCAAACGAGTCCTTGCCAGACGGTGAGGGCTTTGCATCGAGAGTGCAGGCCGGAGGATATGGCGGCGGTAGATATGTCGCTTTTGTCAGAACTGACAACGATGCAGCGGCTCTTGAAGAGTCCGAGAATATGACGCTTACGAAGGCGGTGAGAGGATGACGATCGAGAGAAGCATAGACATCACGGATGTAATACGAGGTGCGCTTGCGCCGTATATGTCAGCCTACATTGATATTCCTAGAGATGTATCAGCGCCTTTCGTGCGAATCACGGCAGCAGGCGGATCAGAACGAAACACGATTGACACATTCACAGTCGGGATTGAGGGCTACGGTATAAGAGACGGACAGGCATATGAGCTGACGAGGAATGCAGTCGGCATCCTTCGGGTGATAGCTGCGGAACAGTCTACTTCGATAAGGCTTGTTCGAGAGAATACCAAGCCTACTTCTTATCCCGATCCTATTCGTCCGGATCTGAAGAGATACCGGACAACTTTACTTATTACGGCGCACAAAGAAACTATTGATATTTAAGGAGGTATACAAAATGCCTGAGACAATCATGCTCGGTACCGGCACAGATGCCGCGACTGGATACTTTTTCCATGCGCCCGCCGGTACGGCGATTCCCGAAGACCCTACAGCGGCTCTTCCTGCCGCTTGGAAGAACGTTGGGTATGTTACGCAGGACGGGATCACCTTCACCCCGGACAAATCAACCAACGACCTCAAGGACTGGGCGAACAAGGTGAGACGTTCCATTATGACAGACCATAATGAGACCGTGCAGGTGCCCATTATGGAGACTACCGAAGAGACCATGAAGGTGATCTTTGGTAGCGAAAATGTGACTGTAACAGATGCCACCACCACAGCAGGGAAGAAGATTTCAGTCAACCTTTCGCCTTCTTCGTTGCCTGAACCCGAAGCCTTTCTTTTCCTCATGAAGGACGGCGACACGGTAGCAATGCTTGGGTGCTCAAAGGGGCAGATCACAGAGCTTGGAGACATCACAATGGCTCCTTCGGACTCCATCACATGGAACGCCACGATTAAGGGGCTCGACGATGGCTGGCAGCTCATCACCGACGACGGAACACCTACAGGGTGAGTACAAGAGGAGGAGAGGGATTCATGTATGAAACACAGATAGGCTCCGGCGATACTGAACTTAAGCATACCATCGTGATTGAGAACAAGCCTTACAAAATACCGTTGCTTGGCAACTTGCCTTACGAGGACGTTGAAAAGGCAACTTCCGGTCTGGGCGGCTTCAAGGCATTCTTGGAAAAGCATCTCGACAAAAAGGTTGTTGCAAGGCTCTCCGTCAAGCAGCTTCGCGCTATACAGAGTGACTGGGCTACGTTCTCACGCGAGGATATGGGTATCAAGCCGGGGGAATCATAAGCCTTGCGCGGTTCGTCAAAGACCACAGCAAGGCGGTTGAAGCCGATCTAGTCAGATACGGCTACACGTTGGACGATATCGGGCGCTCTCTGCCTTGGAGAGCGCTCGGCTCCTTTATTGAGAACATCACGCCTGACAGCGCCCTTGCCTATGAGCTCGATCCAAAAATGAGCTCGTGGGCGACTGCCAGACAGACAAATATCATACTTGCGGACATCTTCGATATGCTTGCGATCATCAATGCGAATTTGATGGCATTCGGCGGCAAAAAGCCGAAGAAGCCCGCCAAATACCCTCGGCCTTGGAGGGAAGACCAAAACAAAGAGACAAGGCATTTCGGTAAAGACCCTCTACCCATTGCAGAGCTTGACAAATGGCTCGAAAGGAAAAGGAATGAGCGAAAACATTGAAGTCGCAAAAGCGTATGTGACTATCATCCCCTCGCTGGAGGGGGCTCAAAAAACAATAACCGAAGAGCTGACAGGCGCAGCAGACAGTGCCGGAGATAAAGCAGGGAAGACCGCAGGCAAGAGCTTCGGCAATTCCTTAAGCAAAGGCGTGACCGCCGCAGGGGTAGGGCTTACTGCCGCTGCCACGGGTGTGATAGGCGGTGCTTTTGCTGCTTGGAAAGAAGTGGACGAAGCTGCCGACACGATAGCGATCAAGACCGGAGCAGTCGGCGATAACCTTAACTCCATGCAGGAGATCATGAAGGACATCGCTGGAGAGATACCAGTCTCATTCCAGGAGGCGGGCGATGCCGTCGGAGAAGTAAATACACGCTTCGGCCTTACCGGAGATGAGCTGAAGGATCTTTCGAAGCAGTTCGTGAAGTTCTCGAAGCTGAACGGAACAAGCGTATC